TCAACTTCAAGAACATCCCGCAGAACCTGCGCGTGCCCCTCTTTTACGCCGAGGTGGACAACTCGCGTGCCAACACGGCCCAGGCCGTGCAGCGCACGCTGATCATTGGCCAGATCACCTCGGGTGGTACCGCGGTGCCTAATGTGCCCATCATCTGCCAGGGCGTGGCTGATGCGGCCACCCAGGGCGGGCAGGACTCCATGCTGGCGCTGCTGACGGCAGCCTATCGCAAGGCAGATAACTTCGGCGAGGTTTGGTACCTGCCGCTGGCTGACGATGCTTCAGCCACTGCCGCCACGGGCACCTTTGCGTTCAACTCGCCAGCCACGGCCAACGGCACGCTGAACGTGTATGTGGCAGGTGGCCGTTACGCCCTGCCGGTGGCCACCACGCAGACCACAGCCCAGCTGGCGACCGCTTTGGCAGCGCTGATCAATGCCGATGCGGCTTGCCCAGTCAATGCGTCGAGCAGCACCAACACGGTGACCTTCACGGCCGTGAACAAGGGCTTGGCCGGCAACGAGATCGACGTGCGGGTGAACTACGGCGGCCAGCTGGCCGGCGAGACGCCTGTGCCTGGTCTGACGTACACCATCGTGGCCATGGCCGGCGGTGCTACCAACCCCAGCCTGACTACAGGCCTGGCCAACCTGGGCGCCAAGACTTTTGACTTCATCGTGTGCCCCTACACCGACAGCATCAGCCTGGATGCGCTCAAAGCGTTCTTGGCTGACACGGTGGGCCGCTGGAGCTGGACCACTCAGAGCTACGGGCACTTCTTTGCCGCTCGCGCGGGCACGCTTGGCACCCTCACAACCTTCGGCACCTCGCGCAACGACCAACACGGCACGGTGATGGGTGTCTATGACAGCCCCACACCGGCATTCATCTGGGCTGCCGCGCTCACTGGTGCCGCTGCAGTGAGCCTGCGTGCTGACCCTGGAACGCCGCTGCACGCACTGGTTATCCCCGGTGTGCTGCCTCCGCCTGTTCAGTCGCGTTTTGCGCTGAGCGATCGAAACACCTTGCTGTTCGATGGCATCAGCACCTGCGTGGTGGGCGACGACGGCACGGTCTACATCGACAACCTGATCACGACTTACCAAAAGAACGCCTTTGGCAACGCTGACGACAGCTACCTGAAGGTGGAGACCATGTTCCTGCTGGCTTTTGTGCTGCGGGCCCTGCGCACGGTGGTGACCAGCAAATACGCACGGGTGAAGCTGGCCGACAACGGCACGCGCTTCGGGCCTGGTGCGAACGTGGTGACGCCCAACGTGATCCGCTCAGACCTGATCGCTCAATATCGCGAACTCGAGGCTGCGGCCTACGTGCAAAACGGTGACGCGTTCAAGGAGGGCCTGATCGTGCAAAAGAGCACCAGCAACCCCAACCGCGTTGACGTGCTGTACCCGGTGATCCTGATCAACCAGCTGGACATCTTCGCGCTGCTCGCCCAGTTCCGCCTGCAGGCCTGACCCATGACACGGGGCGCTCGCCCCACTTGAAGGAGGCCTTATGGCTGACGATACCAATCGCCTTGCTGGTGTAGCGTATATCTACATCGACGGGCAAAGCTACATGCTGGCGGGTGAGCCGACCTACCGTGTCTCCAAGGTCTCGCGTGAGACTTTGGATGGCATGGACGATGTGCATGGCTACGCCGAGAAGCGCGTGGCTGGCGCGATCGGCGCCACGCTGCGTGATGCGCGCACCTTGTCTGTGGCCTCGATCAATGCCATGACAAATGTGACCGTGGTGCTGGAGCTGGCCAACGGCAAGATGATCACGGGCCGCAATATGTGGTCAGTGGATGCGCAAGAAGTCAACGCCGCCGATGCGACCTTTCAGGTCAAGTTCGAAGGCAAGCACGTTGAAGAGGCTTGACGATGTCGATCATTGAAGAGAAGAGGATCACGCTGGCCAAGCCGGTGGTGATTGGCAGCGGTGACGCAGCCATCACCTACAACGAGCTGAAGCTGCGTGAGCCCCTGATGGGCGAGCTCAAGCAGGCCCACCGCGCCGGCACAAACCTTGATGTGCTGACCAAGCTGATTCAGCTGGTTTGCGGGATGCCCCTGGCTGTTGTCGACCAACTGCCCCAGCGTACGGTTGAGGAGTGCGGGCGTTTTTTCGGCCAGTTCTCGGAGGATGCTTCGAGCAGCTCGCCGAGCGAGGTGCAAACCTGAGCCTAGTGCAGGGCTGGCCGCCGAGTGAACTGTGGCGCCTGGCGCCGACCGAGCTGGCCTGGTGGCTGGATCATCACGACAGATTGATGGGTAACCATGGCTGATGTGCTTTCGACTGTCAGTGCACTGACCGGGCTGGCCAAGCCTGCCACCTTCTGGTCACAGGTGCGGCCTGCCAGCTGGCGTGGCTTTAAGTTCGTGGTCGAGGACACCTCTGCGTCTTTCGGGCGCCGCAATGCGGTCCACGAGTACCCATTCCGAGACCTGCCCTGGGTCGAAGACCTTGGTCAGGCAGCCAAGCGGTTTCAGGTCCGCGGGTTCATTTTTGGTGATGATGTCATTGCCCAGCGCGACAAGCTGACCAAGCTGGCGGATGAAAAGGCGGATGGCGAGCTGGTGCACCCCACCCTGGGCACGCGCAAGGTCGCACTGCTGGACTTGCGCTGCCACGAACGCAAGGACCGTGGGCGCTACTTCGAGCTGCTGTTTACGTTCGTTCAGCAAGGTGCTCAGGTCTACCCTGCGGCGATCAACTCCACAGGGGCGAAAACCAAAGCCAAGGTAGGCCTGGCGCAGTTGGCGGTGTTGGGATCTTTTGGCGCGGCCATGGCTGGCGCTTTGGCTGCTGGCCAGGCCGCCTTGGCCAAGGTGAGCGACGTCACGGCCTCGGCCATGTCGGCTCTGGACAAACTGGGGACCTCGATCGGTTTGCAACCTGGTCGGCTCAGCCTGGCAGCATCTGCCATTGCGGGCGATTTGATCCGTGGCCGCACCAGCACCGCAGCCCTGCGCCTGGCGCTGGATGAGCTGCAAGTGGCCACCTCGGTGCTCGATGGCACCACGGTGGGCAAGTACGCGGCCTCGGTAGTCAATGCTGTGGGCGCTGCAGCCCTGACCGGCACGCTGAGCAAGGATTGGCTGCGCAATCTGGTCGGCATGTCGACCATGGGGGCGCTTCTTGAATCGTCGCCCCAGGCGTCGACCACGTCTTACCCGGCGGGTGCCCAGGTGTCGCAGGCGAACGAGGCCAGCAAGGCCTTGTTTAGGCGCGCGCAGGTGATTGCTGCGGCGAACCTCACGGCGGACTACCAGCCCAGCTCTGCAGCCGATGCAGCCCAGGTGCGCACCATGGTGGCCAGCGCCTTGCAGGCCGAGATTGACAGCGCGGGCGACAGTGGCGACGACGCCGTCTACACGGCGCTCAAGGCCCTGCGGGCTGCCGTGGTGGAAGATCTCAACACCCGTGCGGCGCAGCTGCCCACGTTGATGACGGTGCGCACCCAGGCGCCTGTGCCATCGCTGGTGCTGGCCTACCGCTTGTATGGTGATGCCAGCCGATCAGATGAGCTGATCGCCGAAGCTGCGCCCGTTCACCCGGCATTCATGCCGACCATCATCAAGGTGCTTTCGAGCTAAGCCATGGCCCAGCAAAACAAGTTCGACATCGTCATCAGTGCGGTGGACGGGGCATCAAAGCCGATCGCAAAGATCAATCGCAACCTCGAAAAGATGTTGCGGCCGATGAAGCAGCTTGAGCGCTCGGCCAAGAGCTTGGGCAAAGAGCTGCACCTGGACAAGGCTGGGCGTGGCGTTGCTGGCATTGCCAAGATGGCCGAGAAGTTCGGTATCAGCAGCCCCTTGATGGCAGGCGCTGCGGGCGGATTTGGCGCTGCGGCCCTGGTGGCAATGATGGCCAAGATGGAGGCCAACCTGGGCGCGGCTGGCTCGCGCGTGAGCAGGTTGGGTGCGCGCACGGGCGTGTCGGGTGGCGTGATCCAGCGCTACCGGGGGGCAGCCAAGCTGCTGGGGCTCAATAGTGAATCGGTCGACGGTGGCTTGTCGTCACTGTCCGACACCATGCGCAACGCGCAGTTTGACCCGCAACTGGCCATGCTGTTCCAGAAGCTGGGCGTCAAGCCCACGATGAAGGCCGATGGCACGCCCAATGTGGGCGCCATGTTGCCCAAGCTGGCTGACGCGGTGGCGGCGCAGAAAAACCCGGCCACCGCTGCCGCTATCTTGAACCAGCTGGGCATTGGTGACCTGTTCCCGCTCTTGCGCGGTGGCGCCAAGACCCTGGAGGACTTTGCCAGCAAGGCCGAGAAG